TCACTGTCCGGCTCGGTACAACCGCTCAGCAGTAGCGCGCAGCAAAGGGGAAAGAGGCGCATTGCGGCCCTCCATCTGTTGAAGGTCACGGGAAATAGAGTCCCAGCGGCGCGCCTCATCGGCAGCGCGCACCAGGTGCGCGCGGTGGACGCGGGCAGCCTCTTCGGCTTGCAGTATGACCGCCCTGGCGGCACTCAGGTCGCTGCGCTCTGCCGCCAGCTCACCGCGCAGTCGGGTGCGGTCGTTGGCCAAGTCCAACAGCCACCAACCTGCACCAAGAGCAACCAAAACCAACACGACGGCAGGCCCATGTCGAAACAGCCAGAGCGGCATCAGGCGGGCGCCCCTGCCAGGCACAGAGCGTGCTTGCTGTCCGCCCTTCGGTTTTCGAGCCCACGCACCCGGCGACCGCCCGCCCGCACCCATCTGTGCAATTCTCCGCAGGCCTCTGAATACTGGCCGGCATTGGCGCGCTGCATCATCGTCGACCGGCAGACTGCCCGCGGGCCGACATTGTAGGCCAGCTCCAGCATGGCGGCCTGAACGCCAACCGGAATGTCCGGGTTTTCCATGCAGGGCGCAATTGCAGCATAGTATTCCACGACTTCCTCGTTCAGCATCTCAACGCATTCCCGCATGGTCGCGCGGTCCCCCATCTGAACCCCTTTGGTGTGCCCAAAGCAGATGGTTTCGACTCCAACCAGGTCACGGTACGCCTCAAGCTTTACGCCCTCCCACTTTGCGATGAAGGGTGTCGCCAAGGCGATGACAGAGGCCGCAGCAGCGCCACCTATGGCCGTCCGGGCGCCAACCGCCCCGCCCTCGCCCCGGATGAACCTCCAGAACGATCCACACGGCGCTGGGTTCTCCTGCAGATCCCGCCGCCGCTGCGTTGCTTCAAGAACGCGGTTATAGACCGTCAGCACCAGAACAGCCGCACCGAGCACCGCAATCAGCATCTGCCAAAGGAAGGGAATCCATTCCAACCACGCCTGCTGGCCAATCCATTGCATCCAGATCGGGTTGCTGACAGCAGCAGTACCTGCCGCCACAACCGGCAGGTCTTTCAGAGCATCTGCGCCCATGTTTGCCTCACAATATGAAAGAAGTTTGGGCAGAGCTGCGGAATTGCAGCCCTGCGATTGCCCGCGCACAATGAAGCGCGGGGCGGTTGTCATCCGGACTGCTGGCAGTTCAGATTATTTCAACCTAAGCGGCTGCGTGATGCGCCTGTCACGGCTGCAGCCACATTCCGCTGTGACCGCTCCACCTCGCGCAGCCACCACACCCGGCAGTGATCGCGTTCGCCGAACACCCGCCAAGCCACGGCATCGATCCACCGTTCAGTGCGCAGACCGTCACGATGGGAGCGCGCGGAAAACGTCAGATCGGCCGTGTGGCCGGAAAGAACATTGATGAACCGCGACAGGATCGAAAGCAGCTCGAGCAGAAAGCGGGCGATCATATCGCCGCCGCCGCAGCCAGCGCCCAAGCGGCGCGGATTGAGGCTTCATCCAAATCCGCATTCGGCGCCGCAGCCTCGGCAATGGCGCGAAAACTCTTCACCATCTTTAGAGTGGCCGGCAGGTGGAATTCGCTCTTTGCTCGCTGCGCCTTAAGGGTAGCGAAGGAAGCCCGGTCGGTCTCTTTCAGCAGCACCTCCAGCGCCTCCCAGACGTCATCCAGGCCGGTGAAAGCCAGCATCCAAGCGAAACGGGCCGGGCTTAGAATTGGATCCGAGACGGGAAGCGCCGCCTCTGCGGCTTCTTCCAGATCACGTGCAGCTTCCTCTGCCGCACTGAATGGCACGCGTTCCCCGTCCACATTTTTAAAACGCCCCATTACAATTTCCTCTTTCCGTACATGGAGATACTTCCGGTGGCCAAGTTCCCTGCTGAGAAGTAGAACCGCAGACCGTCCACGGCCCCATTGCTTCGACGCTTCCCTACCGTTGTTGTCTCGGTCAAGGCGTTCGCAGTGTTTGTGTAGGCCCCATGCACTTTCATCATCGTGTCTGTCGCGGCGGCAGGATCGAACAGGTACAGACTTGCACACACACCCGTCTCACGAGAGTTGACGTTGCCGACACCCTTAGTGATCTCTATAAACTCTGCGGTGGCAGCATCGTGGTCGTCAGCACTGCTACCTGTCCGATGATCCAAACCTTTGTAACCGTAGTTCGTCCCACCGGCGTCAAAACTCGCACCGGCATCAGAGCTTGTGCGGACCCGCAAGAACGCACCGTCGGTGGAAGGCTCCACGTTGCTGAGAATAAACTCGTAGGAGCTATACTTGGTAGCGTCGAACGCGGTGAAGTCCGCCGCAGTGTCCCCGGCTAGGACCGTATGCTGAATGAGCTCCAAGCCGGGGCCCGCTGCTCCTATCGGCTTGTAGAGGGCATCAGCATCCACCTTGCGCAAGACGGACTTTTCCCAGAGACCGTGCAGCGCATGTCCGAAATAGTAGGAGTCGGGGTTGCCCCCGGCTTCGTCGCGGAGCTTCATTTCCAAATGCCCGTTTGCACGGTCGTAAAGCATATCTAGGAACGTGGACGGGCTTCCGCCCTCCGACAGTGGGCCACGGAGCCGGACACGGGGCCATGAGCCAAGATAGTCACCTTCAATGTCCAGGCGGTTCTCCAGGCGTGAAAGCCCCTTCACGTTGAATGCATAGGCCGCATCCCACGCGCCTGCCGTGGCATCGTCACCAAACCCGACACGAAGATAATACGGCACGGTCATCTCACCGGCAGCGCTCAACTCCACGCCCAGGGCGTTTCGGGCGGCAACTGGATCGGGCACATCGGAGAGGTTCTGGTCAGGGCGCAAGCCGCCCAACCTGAGCTTGAACACCAGTAAGCCGCCCTCAACACGATAGCGGGTGCGGGCGTCATCTTGGCTTTCATCCGCAAGTACCTCGACCACATCGTCTTCGGACAGACCAGCAAGAGCGGCATCCGCCGCAGCCTTGGTGTCGTAGATTACAGCTATGCCGGAAACTTCGGCTGCAGATACAGCCTCGGCCACCAATCCCGATGCAGCCGCAACGGCACCTGCGGCAGCCACGGCTGCCTCTTCCGACTGCCCAGCCGCCAGCGCGTGATCGGCGACTGCACCGACGATGGCGTTACCCCAGCTTCGCAGCTCTTCCCTCTTCGGGTTAAAAACACCGCTGGAAGGATCTCCGACCGGAAGGGGCGCGTCTTCTGGCTCCCCCGGCAACCCATCGCCAGTGTAACGGTTATAGCTCCGCATCAAGCGGTCAACGTCACTCATTTCGCCTCCTATGCGCTTGTCTGAATTGTCTGACTTTGATCCCAGTCGCCGCCGCTATAGCGCGCCCTGACCAGGTAATCCGTTGACGGCAGAACGGACCCGCTTTCGGCAATCAGGCCCGTCACAACCATTGGCTGCCAGCCTGCTACGCCGTCCTTTTTGAACTGGGCTTCCATCTCCAGATCTCTGCGACCGGTGTCCGCGATCTCAACCCGCAAATAGCGCAGCGTCCCGTCAACGACTTCAGACAGCTGGCTAATGACCGCGTTCGGCGTCACATCTTCTTCCGCCCCTTCCGGGAGCGGCGGCGCGGCCCCTTCTTCGGTGTCCGGATCCCAATCAAAATCGCTCGCATCAACCGAAGCCACGTCGATGTGGCATTTCCAGATCAGCGCACCGCCCTCTGCCTTCTCGGCAACAATCGTATGCCCCAGGACCTCGACAGGCTCATCAATCCCCAGCTCGGAGTATTGAAGCCTGATCGTGTGAATGCCGTCTCCTTTTGGAAAGCGTGCTTTGATCCCAACAAGATTGGTGGTCAGCCGCCCGGTCCAGCGGCGGTTCAGGCGGCCCATTTGGATTTTCATCAGACGGCGCATCTGGGTATGAGATGGCGCCATATCGGCGTGCATTTCCTCTGACTTCTCAGAGTTCACAGCAAGTGATGCCGTGTTTTCCCAGGCCTCAACCTCTGTGTCCTGATAGTCATGGGCCGCGCTGGTGAAGATGCCCTTCAGGACGTTGAAACCGTCCATGGCGCTATCGCCTTCAACCTGCTCCAGACTGTAGATGTCATCGTCGGTCAAGGTCACGTCCGGGGCAGAATACCGCCCGCCCAGAAGCGCCACCTTGCCTTCCGCTGTCTGGTAGACATGGGCATCACAGGCGAGGGACATGCGCTGAAGCACCGACTTGGGCGCCTCTGTCAAGGAATGCGCACCCCAGAGACGATACCTCTGTTCGGTCCCACCGTCCTTGAGGGGCACCGCCTCATCACTCAGATCAGCAAACGCCGAGAAGGAGGCTGCATCGAGCCGGGACAATTGAATTCCGTAGCCGTCCGCGCTCGCCAGATAGTCGTGAATGCAAAGGCCCGCATTGTCTGAGTACCCGGTCTGATCAGTGCGAACATCCAGGACCTGAGCGCCCAGAGCCTCCAGTGGTGTTGTGCCCCTGCGGGAAAGCCCTGTTGAACTGAACTCCGCTAGGCGCCGTATAGCGCGCAAACAGAGTGGCCTGGCCTTCAAGCCTGTGTTCCGAAGTCCAAAGGTCTGGAAAGGCCAAGGTGACCTTGCTGTAATTCCCCCCTGTTCCGGTCCCGTCCCGATACTCCAGGAAAACAAGATCCTTGCCCTGACCGCTATCGACAAGCCACCCGCCATTCTCAGCCGCCAGACTTACGACTTTCCCGCCGAACCGAAAGCTTAAGCGGTCCGACAACGCCCCATGGTTCAGGATCAGGATCATGTAAAGTTCGCCGTCCTTGGACTCCCAGAAAGCCCGCGTGCCGCCCAACAGCCCCTGCCCGTACAGACGCGAGCGCGCGCCGGCCTCCTGGCTGATTGTCGCCTGCAGATCCTGCTTGGGAATTTCCGGCTTTGGCGCCAGAGCCCGGCTTATTGCTGTAACCGCCAAGGACAAGGCAAGACGGGCAACGGTTGCGCCAATGGCGACTGAGGCCGCGGCGCCGACACCGATAGAAAACAGAGAAGTCGCGACAAACGTCGCCAAGGCAGAAAACACAGCCATTCAGCGCCCCCAAGCCATTTCTGTTGCCACATATCCGCGACGTTTCAAAAGAGCGCCAATCCGCCCGGGATCAGGCCGCGTAGACAACCGCAGCGCGCTGCAGCCCATCCGCTCCGCCCAAGCCTCAAACGCAACCAGAAGCGCCAATCCGCCGCCGCCGGGCGCATACCAACCGAGTTCCTGCGCATGATGGCGGCCATCAAAATAGGAATGGACAATTTCACCGACGATGAACCCGCCCGATGACAGCGCGACGAAACCATATTCACTGCACATCAGCTCTGCGGCCTTGGCACCGATCGATGCCGGACACGGTTCAACCGTCACACCCAAAACCTGCGCCAGCTCCAACGAGAGCTGGACCACACGGGAGATGTCGGCCCCGCTGGCCGCTTCCCTCACACCGTCCATGTCGGCGCATAGTTCTTGTAAACGGCCATCCGCTCGCAGCCACGGTCACCAGGGTAACGTCGCTTTTGGTCGGAGTCGGTCCAGCGACCATTGGCCGACGCGTTCCGGCGTACAAAAACCCCTTCGGCCTTCAGCGTCAGGAGTCTGGACGCATTGCCTTGCTGGTCACGCTCTGCCTTGTAGGTCAGCTGGTCCATCCATCCGGAGTAGAGCGAAAAGGCAGGCCCCAAAGGCTGCCACGGTTGCCCGGCTTGCGGAGCAATAAGAAACAGCTGCATTGAAACTGTTACCTCACGACCATAGGCAAGATCCGAAGAGGCCTTGGCGATCTGCATGATGTCTTTTGACGCCGCAGACAGCTTGAAGGTCACAGCATCCGCAGATGGTCGGTAAGACATCGGAATGCCCGAAATGGAAATCAGATCTCCGATACCTTGCCAGGTGTGCCCGTTGGCCCGCAGATCGCCCCAGCCGGTCCACCAGCGTTTCGGCGCACCGTCAAAATCCATGAAGACAAGGAAGTCAGCACTAATTTCGCCACGGCGCAGCTGCTCGTCGGGAATTGCAATCAGTTCATCCCGGATCATGTGCTGCCTCCCATGGCCTCGATTAACCGGACATCGATCTTCTGAAGCCGTTCAAAGTTCATATCGAGAACACCCTGCGTGTCGCCTGCCAGCCGCATCCGGCAAACTGGACGGGCGATTTCAACTGGATCTCCAGCCGCCCAGTCCTGACGCAACAGCGGGCGGATCGAGACCTCATCGACGCCAGCCGAGACTGAATGCACGTGGCGGACCTGATGCAGGTTGCCGCCGAGGCTGAAGTATTGACCGGGTCGCAGGCCAAGGGCATCCGGATATTCCACCTGAATAACCCCGTCGCGTAGGCTGGCAGACGCGTTCAGGCGGGCATGCACAGGCCTTGGAGTGTCAATCACACCATGGTCCCAAAATGGGGCCTCCAGGCCACCGGCGTTGACGCCTGTCAGCTGGGCGGGGGCGGAGGTGATCTTGCGCCCCATGGCGTCTCGCGGCAGCCAGCGGGAAACGGCGGGAACCAGGGTTGTTCCCAAAGAGCCCTGCATACCCGCCAGGAAGGCCTCCCATGCCATATGAGCCTGTTCCTTGTTCGCAATCGAGAAAGTGGCCGAGGCCTCCCAATGCGCCGAGTTGCTGGAGGCAATGGCCTCTGCGCCGGAAAGGCCAAACCCCGCCGCCGCCGACTGGCCAAGGATCATGAAACGGGTGCCCTTGCGGGGCACTGCCGGCAGTTCAACATGTGTTGCGGTCATCGGTTGCGTTTCTCATTCTCGGCGAGGATATCCGGCACTTCCTGACGGACCTGGTTCATCCCGGCCTCAACACCCTGCTGAACCAGATTGATCACATGCTGGTCGCCGTTTGCGCCTTCGACATTGACTGTCATCCGGACACTTGAAGGCGCCGCCTGACGGCCAGACGCTGCAGGCCTGAAACCCTTTGGGGAGATCAACTCCCCCTCTTCCAAAATGGCTGGCACTTCGCCTGGCCGAAGGCCGGCGATGCCACCCTGATGATACCGCGGCGCCCCCGCCCAAACGTCGGGCGAAAAGGAACGCCCGTGGCCATAGCCGTCACTGCCTGCAATGCCACCAGTGTGAAGAATTCCGGGGATTATCGCGCCGCCGAACAAACCACCGCTGCCAGAACCGCCTCCCGGTAGGAACGGCGGCGTGCCTCCATTGGAAGTGCCCCCGCCGCCAGAAAATATCCCGCCGCCAAGGCCAAAGAGATCTTTCAGCGGGCCGGTATTGAAAAGCGCGGCTTCCATGGCTGCGCGCGCCAAGGCCTTGGCCACGCCGTCAAGCGTGCCAGAGAGGTTTTCTCCTTCGACGGCGGCATCCAGCAGGCCTGACTTCAGGTCCTCATTTTGCCGGTTCCAAAAGCGTGTTTGGTTGGTCGCGCCGTCGTATTGCTCTGTCAATCTGCCGACAGATTTGGCCTGCCGGTCGATTTCCTCGCGAAGCGTCTGGCCGGTCCCGGCCTGCTGCGCATCAAGATCCAAGCCTCGCTTGCGGGCTTCGTTCAGGAGATCCTGTTTTGCCGTGTATTCCGCGATTTCAGCGCGCGTCATGCCGATCATTTCGATTTGACGCCTCAGCTTCTCCAGGGTGTCCTCAGAAGGCTCAAACAGCCCTCGCTCTTTTCGTCCACCGGGCTTCTTCGGAGGCGTGTAGCCGGGCCGATTTTGTCGCGGGACGGGCCGATGCTCGATAATGCGACCCGCATTTGGGCTTTCGCCCCGTGTATCAAAGAAGTCCGGATTGCCGCCGGTGATCTTGTCAAACTGCGCCGCGCGGGCAGCCTCCAGATTGTCGGCCAGGCGTTCCGCCTCGTCTGCCGCATCCGCCACTGGCGAGGACAGGTCAATTTTCGCCAACTCCAGCGCCTGAGTGGTGACAGAAAGCAGCGTCTGGTAAAATTCATGCCCGACTTCGTCAGCCGTCTCCAAGCCCCCCGTGACCTCATTCACATATGCCGTGAGGCGGCTCATTGCATCTGCCTGCTGCTGCGCCCCTTTGGCTGCGGCGACCTCGGTGAACAGCGCCAGCACTTCGGCGGCCTTTTCCCCCGTGATCCCAAGCGCGTCAGAAATACCTTTTGCCCCGCTCTCTACACCAGTAAGGGCGACATCCATCTTTTCGGCCTGGTTGTGCAGATCCCAAAACCCTGCATCTTCCTCGGACATAGCATCCAGCTGGACCTTAATCTTCCCAAGGCTTTCTGAGAATTTGCTGGTGTCTGCCGCAGCCTCCCGGATCATTTCCGGCTTAACACCAAGAAAGCTGCCCGCGCCGAGATCTTCGGAGATGTTGTCGGCAAGCCCATCCAGGGCGGTTTGCGCCTGCAAAGCTGCGATCTGCCGGTTGATCTCGAAAATCTCTCGCGCGTGGTCCGCGAGACCACCGTATTCATCCAGTAGATCCGAAGACGAAACAGAGGCTTTGTCCTGGGCCGCCTTAACCGCAGAAATGCTGCTCTCCAGGGCTTTCATTTTCTTCTCAAGGGACTCGGTTTCTTCACCCACGTTGATGAAGCTGGCCGCAAGCGGGAAACCAATGGCTGCCGCAGTCCCCATCAGCCCCGCAACAATACCGATCGGCCCGCCCAGCATGGCGAACCCGCCCGCCACCTGCGGCAGCTGCTGGCCCATGACCCGCATCGGATTTGTGCCCATTTCAAACTGCACCATCATATCCGAAAGCTGGTTCGTGGTGTTGTTCAGGATGAAACGGCCCTGATTGGACATATTCAGGAAGTTCCGGTTGGCCACGGTGGCTGCGTTGGCCGCCGCAGATACATTGACGTATCGGCCCCGCGCCTGATCCAACAGTCGGTTTGCCTGCTCCTGGCTGATGGCGCCTGACTTCAGCGCGACAGCAAGCTGATCCTGCACGCTCTCATATTGCCGGGTGCTGCGCACCACGGGATCAAGCCGCTGTGCCAGCCGGTCATAAGCGCGTGCCTGGTTCTCAGTGAACCGGTTGAACATTCTCGCGGCATCCGGATTGTCTTTGGCAAACTTCTTGCGCACCTGCTCCGCCGTTGCATTCGAGGTCCGCAGGATGTCCTTCATTGCCCGGTTGAACTCTCCCTGATTGGCAACAATCGGGATGGCCAGCGCCTCATCGGTCATTCCTCAAACCCCTCAATTCCCATGCGGGCGAGATCATCATCCTCAAAGGAACCGCCTGCCCCGGCGGTTTCCTTGATGCCATTGACCTGCTTGCAGGCCTCCCAGGCGGCTCGGAACGGCCAAACTTCCTGCCGGTCAACTGTTTCGGGGGAAAGCCCCATCACTCCGCCCCATCCGTAAAGGACTCCGAAGTTCCACCTTCCGGGCTTTCCCCCTGAGGCTTTTCCGGCTCAGCGTCCGGATTGCCCACAAGGCTGCGCGTCAGGGCTGCAGTGGCTGTCATGGCGAGACTGAACAGATTGCCGTCATCACAAACACTGGCCACCAGCTGCACTGCGTTTTCCGACTCCAACCCGCCGCCGATCAGACCAAGGCGCAAGGTGGCCAGCAGATCATCGATCCGCCAGTCGCCGGAATTTAGGCGCGCCAGAACCTGCCCAGGTCCGCTGTCTGTGGCATCCTGCAGAGCGCGCAGCTCGCCGATGCGAAGGCGGAAATCATGCTCCCCGCCTTGCCAGTTCAGCCGGACGGTCACGCTTTTGCAGTCCGCGTCGGGGTGCCGTTGAACTCGACTTCTATTTCAGCCGTCACACGCTTGCCCTTGGTGCGCTGGTTGCGCAGGCTGGTGAGGAATGCGGGGCCGCTCTCATATTCGCTATCACCCGAGGCAGCGTTCAGGTTGCCGATCCGGATATTCTTCGCGGCACCCGAATAAAACCAATCCTGAAGCGTTTCGTGCGACTGCTGCGCCCAGGTGCCCGATCCGGAAGCGGTGACCATGACGGAACGCACTTCCTTTTCAACAGAGAACGGCTTGCTCTCATCGTCGCAATCCGGGATCTCGTCGCTGTCGAGCTGTGCGGAACGGCTCACCGTCACGTCCTTCACGCCGCAAATCCGGGCGAAAGTGCCAGGCGTAGCCGTTTCCAGTTCGAGGACCATTTCCTCATATTTTTGGGTGGTTGCGTCAGCCATTTTCGGCCTCCTTCGTAGATGCACCCTTGCGGGCAGGTTTCACATGAGTTGCCGCCCCAGCGGCCACCGCAGCGTCGATCAATTCTTGCGGATAGGTCTGGGGCTTTGGGCCTGGCTTGACCGACCAGCCAGCATTGCGGGTGCGCGAGCTGTAGTTGAACGCACGGGTGAATATCGCTTTGGCCATGTCACACCTTTTTCAGTTCGGCGCGGATCTCGCGCCGGATGCGTTTGATGATTGAGCGCTTCTTGGCCCGGTAGGCCGGGTAGAAGTAGGGATGGGCTGCAGCTCCCGGGTGCGGCGTACCGGTGCCAGCGGCCAACGCCGCCTGACCGGATTTGGTTCCACCGCCTTTCGAAACGCTGTGTGGTGCAGTGCCGAATTCAACCCAGCGAGCTATTGCCGGGTACTTCAGCCCGGCACCGGCATAGATCGCTATCCGCTTTTCACCTTCAGCCAAACTGTCCAGCGAGACTGCACCGTCAGGAACATCACCCCAGGTCCAGCCGATACTATTGCGCAGATCACCGTTATCGACCGGAACCAGCGCCTTCATGAAGGCCGCCAGATCCTTGGCACCTGCCTCCATTGCACGCGTGCTGGCCCGCTCAATCGCTGCAACAGCCCGGTTCAGCCGGGCTTCAAGGCCGGTGGCCACTATGCCCCCTGATCTTCCAGGCTGAAGGACACCTGCAGAACACCGTGGGCTGTCTTCCTGTCCGGTTCAGAGAAAGCGCGCGCCAGCACCGCCTCACCATCGACCGCCGCATATGGGTCCGGCAAAACAAGGGTCACTTCGTGCAAGGCTGCATAGGCCATGTCCAGCATCTTCCGCGCCTCGGTCAGGCTGCCGCCAATGCGTGACCAGCAATCGACCTGAACCGTCTCAATCCGTCCGGAAATGCAGTCTGCATCGTCCGGAACAAAGGAGGACGGGCCAAGCGTGACATAGGGATAATCGAAGGAACTCACGGCGTTCTCGCTGATCTCACCGTCAGTCAATGCCGCCAACTCCGAATGCGCCTGCAGCGCATCAATCACGGCCTTCTGCAAAGCTGTAGACAAGCTCATGCCGGCGCCCCGCTTTCCACCACCAGATAAACCCATTTTCGGTCTGTGATCGCGTCCACTTCGCGGACGTTGTATTCTTCGCCTGGCAGGTCTTTCGTCTGATCGCCACGGCGCAAGTCACGCATGCGCCAATCTGCTTGGATGGTGCGCGCGGCGGCGCACTGGCGGATGCGAACCTTGTAGATTGCGCGCCCCTGAAGGCGAGCTGCCGCTACTACTTCCGAACCGCGGGAGTAAATGAACTTCGCACGGCATGCGTGGTGCTGCACCCAATCGCGCACCTGGCCACCAGAGCCATCCGGCACATGGGATTCCATGTCAAAGGCTACATGCTCATGCATTACAGCTTCGTCCACCGGTAAGGACCGATTAGGCCTAGGATCGATGGGCTCAAGTCTTCCTTCTCACCCGCCCGATCCTCATAGAGGCGCGCGACAAGCTGGTGAATTGCCACCTTCAAGGCGCCGGGCACCGCTGCCGCATCGCCAAACCCTGCAGTATATTCCACGCTCACCGGAGCGCGGTTTCCGCTCTCCAAGGCGGGTGACGCGAATGCGGCCGAGACTGTGACCAGGGTTCCGAGTGGGGCGGGATAGAACCTCACGTTCGCTTCCGGCACGGCTTGCTCCGCCCCTTCGCTGTCGCTGTACTTGATCGCTACAGCGGATATATCCGGAACCGGCAGCAGAATTTCCCGTTGGAAGCGCGGGAGATCCTGCCGCCAGGTTTGGTTGACGATGCACCGCCCCAAGATCCCGCGATGGCCGTCCAGTTTGGCAACCGCAGCATCGATCAGCCCGCCGATCAGGGCGTCATCATCATCATAATCGACCACCGCATGCACCTTGCACTCAGCAGTCGAAACCGGTGTTTCAGTCGGCGGGGATACCAGGACGGGGCGGAGCATCGCAGTTACTCTTCAGCTTTGGCAGCGGGTTTGCCGTAAGGCGCCGGATCAAGGCCGCGTTCCTTTGCCTGCTCCGGCGTCATACCAGTGCGGGACTTTTTGGGTGCAGCGTCCTGCTTCTGGGTCACGTCTTTGTTCTGAGTGGCCATTGTCTTCTCCAAAATGGGGTTGCCCGCCCCGGATATCAGGGCGGGAAGTTGCGTTTATGCGTGCTGCAGGACGCGCAGACCGCGGGGGTCGATCACCGCACCGCCCACGCGTTTGGTGGTGTAGAACAGCACCTTCGGTTTGGCGGTGAAGGGATCGCGCAGGATCCGCACGCCCACGCGATCCATGATCAGATAGCCGCGCTTGAAGTTGCCGAAGCCGACGGACATTGCGCCGGTGGTCATGTCGGGCATGTCCGGCAACTCAGTCAGCGGATGCGCCAAAAGCTGCGAGGGTTGACCGGCTTGCGAAGAAGGCTGCCAGAGCTGGCGGCCGGTGCTGTCACGGAGCTTCCGCGCTTTACCCATGCTTTTACGGTTCATCACAAAGCGTGCGCCCGCGCTGTAGGAGGACGGGATATCGTAGATCAGGTCCAGCAGCTCGTCTTCGGTGATATTGTCCACCGCCGCGGCTGGGAGCACTTCAACTGCGCCCAGTGGGTTTGTGGCCGCGTTTGCACCACCGGTCGCAAAGCTGAGGAAGCCAGCAGGCTTATTGGTGCCGTTGCCCGCGACAAATGCCGCGCCTTCCTGCTCGGCGAACTCGGTATCAACTTCGCCCGCCAGCCAGGCCTCCAGATTGATCTCGGCGTCATCCAGCATTTGCTGGGTTGCTCCGGGATTGGCGTAGATCTCGCCATTGCCCAGAGTAAACGGAGTCAGGGTCGGAGTGGCAGTTTCCGGGCGGGCGTCGGTTTCGCCGACCCAACCGGATCCGGTGCCACCTTGGTTGATCAGCTTTTTGAAGCCAGACTTTCCGACCTTCTGGACGTCCGCGATCTGACGCATCGGCGAGATTTCAACAAGGCGATTGATGATGGTGCGATCCCACTCCACCGGTGCCAGGTGGCCACCTTCGTCGTCCGCGCCCTTATTCAGGGCTGCCTGAACATCACCTTTGCGCATGTGAGAACGGAAGGAAGCGCTGTATTCGGGATCGCGTTCACCAGCTTCTCCGCCATTCATTTCCATTGCGGCCATCTTGGCGTTTGCCTGATCTACCGCAGCTTGCAGATTGCTGACACTTGCATCGATGCGGCCCAGCTTTTCCGTGGTCACCACGTCGTCAAACTTGGCGGCGACTTCCTTGTCCTTGTCGGCCTGGGTTTCCTTGAAGGACTGCCAGTCCTTCTGCAGATCCGCCAGAACCTTCGTAATATCGCCCGACGCATCCGCGCGCACGACCATGATCCCGCGCGCCTTGGCGGGTACAGAATGCATCCCCATGATGCCTCTCCTTCTTCAGGTTTTGAAAAGGCCCTCGCAGAGGGCCGCGATTGCGCCAGCGTCGTGCGTGGGGGCAGGGGCAGCGCCAGGCTTGCCCCCCTTTGCATCGGCCAGAAGCGCACGGCGTTCCGACCTCGGCATTCCGGTTCTGGCCAGCAAGGCGTCGACACGCCGGGTGGCGTTCACCCTTTTGCCAGCCTCAGCTTTGGTTTTGTCTTCCGTCACCGCATCCGCGGGCAGGAAGCCGTCAGCCAAGCCCACTTCAACGGCATGTTCACCGTTGAACCAGGTTTCATTGTCCATCCATTCTGCGGCCTTCACCTTCTCTTCGCCGGAGCGGTCTGAGTAGAGGCTAGCCATGGCATCGTCGAAGGGCTCCATAGTTTCAGCCGCTTCGCGCAGATCATGCCGATTGCCGAGCGCCACAACCCAAGCATTGTGGATCATCAGGAACCCGGCCTTGCCGATCTGGATGTCATCACCCGCCATGGCAATGACTGAGGCTGCCGAGGCTGCAATCCCGAGAACGCGAACCGTCACCTTGTGCGGATGCGCCCGGAGCATGTTGTAGATGGCAACGCCCTCAAAAAAGTCGCCACCAGGACTGTTGATTTCCACCACCACGTCTTGGGAGCCGATGGCGCGCAAGGCGGCAGCGATGCGTTTGGAAGTCACACCGCCACCGGTCCAATAATCCTCGCCGATCACATCCAGAATGGTGATCGTATTGTCGTCGCTCTTGCTGGCCTGAACACCAGCATTCCAACGCTCCAGCACGTCGGCGTCTGTTTCAAATGCACAGACAGACGGCAGGCGCCCAGCCTGAATGGCGGGCAGATCACGTAGGCTCATTTCCAGCTCCTTTTCCAGTAAGGCCGGGGGGAGGCGGCGGGGCCTGATCCAGTGCCGGCAAATCCATCACATCGCGCACTTCCTGCCACCCCATCCAAGGCTGATGGCCGCCGGACCCAAGGGCCTTTGCGAAGAACTCAGCTTGATCGGTCATGGAGCCCCGCAGCAATGCGCCGGGGTTGAATTTCGCTTCGAACTCGTCAGCCTCTGCCTCGGTCAGCAAATCCCGCTCGATGGCCTGCTGCCATGCTTCGAACCAAGGGTTTAGGCTGTACCGGACGAAAAGCTGGCCAAGCACGTCAATGCCAGAACCCCAGGAAGTGTCATCCATGGCCAGCAATGGGCGCGGAACGCCAAAGGGGCGCGCCACTTCTTCGACCTGGTGCTTCCGGTTTTCAATCGCCTGGCTGTCTTTGTTCGATTGATTGGATGGCTTCAGTTCCATCCCCTCTTCAAGGATCTTCCATTTATGCGCGCCGTCCGCGCCGGAATCCTCGTTCATGCTCTCTTTAAGGCGTCCGTATGCCTCCGGAGAAAGATTGCCCTTGTGCGTCAGCGCACCGCCAACGATCAGGCCATTGCGGAAGAGAACTGCGGCAGCCTTTTCCGCTTGGAGGGCAAGCCCGATAGCTTCGGCGGCCTGCTTCACTAGGGAAATGCCGTTGATCCCGTCTTCGGAGAGACCGTAGCGAAGGTGGAAGACTTCCCGTTGCGGCAAGATCAGAGGCTCGCCCTGCCCTCGGTCAAACCTGTATTCCAGCCTCCAGTCGTTTTTCTGGCGGACGGAGACACGCGCCGGGTCCATCGGGATCAGATACAAAATCTTGTGGCCACTATAGACCTTGCGCGCGAAAGCCCCGCCGTGCTGAAGCGCCCGCTGCTGCATCAAAGACCGGAACTCGAAGGCCGTTTGCCACGGGTTCGGGCGACGATGCAAAAGGCGGAACAGCGGGTGATCCGTCGCATTCCCCTTCCCATTCTTCCGCTTCAAATGCAGCGGCAGCATGCCGATTGAAAACGAAATCAGAGAAACGCACCGGATCACTGTGGTGTTCTTCATCGCAGATTTGGCAGTAACAGTGGCACCACTTTCGGTCTGCGTTCCACTTCCATTTCGAATGAACTCGTACAAGGCCGGATCGTTCAGCCCATTGAAAGCTGCCGCATCACCCGCCATTGACCGGACAGACGAAGGAGAAGTCGCCTGCGGCTCACCGCGGCGGAAGAAGTTTAGCAAACCCATTTACACCTGCCTCAGACTGTCCGGATGCCTCGCGTTTCGTAAACGCTTGGCGCATCTTCCTTGACCCTCACGCCCTCGGACGCGCCGGTCGCCATCGCCAGAGCGATCATTCCATCCATCCGGCCGCGCTGACGGGATTTGTCGAACATCTGGTTCCCAATGGGATCAGTTCGGATGACGGTGTTAGCTGCGCAGTATTGCGTCAGCCGGTTTTCCTCGATCACCATCTGCCCGGTCAGAACCTTGTCTGTCAGGCGAGTGATCGAATGCGGCATGCACAGATTGCGCTCGCCAAATGCTACTTTCGTGCCCTGTGAGTGGCGAACCACCTTCAGACCTTCGCCTTCCGGTTCTTCCGGCCCTTCATAGACCCAAACCGCGAGCCCGATCTTTTCGCAGGCATCGCGGAATTTCTCCCAGAAAGAGGGGTCAATCGTCAGGCTGTCCACATCATGCTCGGCAACCAGTTCCTTGATCTGGGCCGCCACGAATTCGTAATCGACAACAGCCGATTGCGTTACACTCAGCTCGCCCTTCTCCACGTAGACCTTGTAGGGAATACGATCCAATGCTGATCGACGCTCAAGCCCGGCAGGAGTTGTCCAATACCAGAGTTTTGCAGCCAGATTGTCGTCAGCGCCCTTCCAGACTGCGCCGAGCGCGGTAAGGTCGTTCTTTTCCGAAAGGTCCAAAGACAGAAAGCACTTTTTGCCCTCAGTTTGCTCATTGCCGACCTTGCCGATACAGCTGCGCCAGGCAGCCTCATCCACCCAGAACCCACTGGATCCTACCGGAATGCCAAAATACAGGCGCGACACCGTGAGGCGCTTGCCTTCATCGTTTCGTGCCCGGTTCACCTCGCCGCGGACGTTATCCAAACCGAAGGTGACCCCGAGCGCCGGCAGTGCTTTGACCCAACAGCTTTCATCGCTGAACGGTTCGTCGTCTTCGTCAACACGGGCGATATAGCCGAAGGCCTCATCGTCATCAAAAACACCCTCCAGCAAGCGCTGGTAGTATTCCGATTGCTCAGTCCCGACGATCTGGTCAATCGCCGGAGTGTTGGTTCCCAGCATCATGAAGGCTGATCCGGCCTTCTTCGCAACGCCAGCGGACCACAGTTCAATCGGCTTTACCGTCTGGAATTCGTGCACCTCATCGGCGATCACGCAATCTGGCCGTGGGCCTGACAGGCTGTCAGTCGTAGCTTTGGCTTCAAAGAACGAGCTGCTTTCCGTGAATTCGATCCGCCAAGCGTTCTCGCCCTTGCCTGAAATGAAGACCACACCGCGGTCCTCCAAGCTCTCGCCAAGTTCGGGGATTTCCGCCCTGCAGAGAGCGGCGCCATCCTTGAAGGGGATCTTGGCCTGATCCATTTTTGCGGCGATGGCATAGCACTGCGCCCGCCTGATCCCCATGAACCCACAGACATAAAGCGAGATGCCGCCCATCAACGGCGACTTCGCCTGTCCCTTTCCAGTCTCAAGCCAGAGGTTCCGAAAGCGAAGGCGGCCACCTTTGTGCCAGCCAAACAACGACCCGACAACGAACTGGTGCCACTCCAGCAAATGAAACGGTTTCCCGGCCATCGGCCCGTCCGTGATCGTGAACATCGCCGGGAAAAAGTCTATCGCCTCCTGGGCTGCCGCCTCATCGAAGTAAAGACCGCGAGCCGCGCCAGACTCGAGATCTGCAAAATGCCTTTCGCACGCCAGCCGGACAAACTTTCCGGCGACGATCTCACCATCCAGAACCCGACGCGCATACTCGCTAGTTGGATCCAAGTCTGGCAAGGTATTTGTCCGCAGGTGCTTTTTTCGCCGGCTTCTTGTCAGGCTCTTCCGCCTTCCCGACCGTGATCTTCAAAGACTCCTCAAGCTTCAAGATCTGGTCTTTCATCTTTTGAAGTGCGGACCACTCATAGCTGAAGTATTCGCCGCCCTTTGGCCCCTTTTTGACAGGACCGTCCAAAACCACGTCGGGGAACAGAAACTCAAACTCGACCCGTTCCCGCACAAGCCGGTCCACCAAACGCTTGCGCTGCTCTGTCAATTGCCCGCGGCTCTCCAGATCTGCGCACAATTCCTTCCATTCAGCGTCAGCAAATTTGCCGCGCGCATCACCGTCAGGCAGGGCAGAGTAGATCGTTTTATAGACGGGCTTTTTCATGCCGACCCCCTACCCCCCTTTGAAATCTAATCTCTGTGAGAATGAAGCTCAGTGGCGGGTGGAGCGAAGCGGCGGGCCATAGACTTTGACCCTCCCCCCTATGCCCGATCAGTCACCGCGCCAGGCCCTGATGCCGAGCCATCCAACCCAACGAACCGGTAACGCCTCTTCTCTTCTGCTATCCAGTCAGCTCCTCTGAACGTCCACTGGCGTACCTTACGAGCTTTGTCTTCTATCCGTCTGCATTCCCTGTCGTGGCAATCCCTACAGACAGACCAGAGGTTGGCAGGGTCCAGCACCAGATCAGGGCGCAAGTCGTACGGCCTTATGTGATCGACCACAGCCGAGAACCTGTGCTTCCTGCCCTTGCGCAGCACCACGCCGCACATCTGACAGCACCAGTGATCCCTAAGCAGGATAGTCGGGCGCAGCTTACGCCATGCCCATGTCTCGTGGATGGCGGCCATATCTAACCTTTGGGGAATTGCTTACGCAGTCGCACCGGCTGCACCTCTTGTTAGGCTGGGGCCGGGCTGCGGTCGAGCTTATCTACGCGCTGTGGCGCTACTCACTCGATATCAGTGCCTAAACCATACCAGATGATGGGATGTTAGGCAATATGTAGCACAAGCAGCATCCCAAAATGGCCGACGCCCATTTGCGCCGAAAAACAGCTGCTGCCATGCCGTCGGCTCCAGTCCGAAGCGGAGCCAATGCGGGATCTTCTTTTGGTAAAAGTGCCTGCGCATCGCGATGATAGGAGAGTGTTTTCCCTATGGAGATGGGCGCAGGATGGCCGAGAGTGAGTTACCCTTGGAATTCAGCTTAAATTTGTACTTGCTTGACGGCATGTCAGGCAGGACAGCATTGATGTAACCCAACTACCCAACACTTTCAGAATGCTTGATGTGTGGTGCAAAATCGGAGGACGCTATGAATATCGGTACTGCTGGCTCAAACACTCCAGCGGCTCAGCTAGATAGTGTCAATTTACGTTCTACATCAAGTGATCTCGAGCTTCTCTCCTCTAGTACCGGCCTTGAATTCCTCCAGACTTTCGTCGAACTCCTACAAGAGGTGGTGCAAACCGATTTCATCGCCATAAGCGAATTAAGAGTTAGCGATGAAGAGCGCATTCAGGTCAAGGCGGGTTGGATGGACGGGGAGTCTCTTGAAAGCTTCGAGTATGACGCCTGCTTTACACCATGCTTAGAGGCGATCAAAAGCGCAGAGATCGTGTTGGTGCACAAGGACGTTCAAAGTGCATTTCCCAAAGATGAATTGCTGCAGCATAAGAAGCTTGAGAGTTTTATTGGGTATCCAGTCACGAATGCCCAAGGTGAAGTGATTGGACTGATACAACTAGGGTGGCGCAATCAGACCTTGGCTGAGGAGTGCCACCAGATCCTCGATACGATCGAAGATTTCTCGCCTCGTGTAGCGACCGAGCTAGAGAACCTTCGCACCATGCGAATTCTTGAGGCGCTTGCTCGAGGGCCGGATCCGGAATCTTCCAAGAGCGTTTTCCATCTAATTGCTGAGCAAATCCAACAGTTGCTTGGGGTAAAGGCGGTCTTTGTGGCCGAATGCTCGCAGCAGGACAGAAAAGTCTTCAACATCCTCGCTTACTGTGAGGGTGGGCGTTGGTTACATGAAATGGAAGGAGCAGTGTTGTCCTACGAAGGTAGGCCCTGTGAAACGCTGGAAAACCAAGAAGAATTCCGCATCCAAAGCGGGTTGGCCGATGCTTACCCAGACCAGGAAAGATACCGAACAGCGCCGTTTGACACATATCTTGGTATGCGAGTTAGCGACTCAATGGGAAACACCATCGGGCATTTCGTTGTTTTTCATGAATCCCCAATCATCACACACAGACTCGAAACCAAGCTTCTGGCAATTTTGAGGGACAGGCTTGGCTTCGAAATTCTTAGAAAGCGTTTGGAAACCTCCTGACGTCGCCTCGAATTCTCGTGATCTCCCTCGGCTCTTGGCTCAGCTACCTCTCTGAAGCGGTCTTTTCAGGGCCTCCAGCAAGTAGGAAAGCTGCTACAGGGTTGGTTTCTCGTTGAAGTCAGCTCAGCACAGACCTGACCTTAGCCAGACCAGTGTTCGCAAAGTCGGTCTGACTGGCACCGTTTGTCCGGTCTCAGCCCATAGTAGACACTCCGAGAAGGCTAGGCAGATCAATGATACGGGAGCGAGAGTTTCCTACGACTTGAATAATTGCGGACGCTCAACAAGTCTGACGCCTGATTGTCTTAAAGTGTAGTGCCTTCGGTGGCGCACATCCCAAAATTGATAAATGGTGTGTATTCAAGAAGATCCTGGGATAGTATCTCCTGCAAGAAAAATTATTAAGACTATGGTGATGACATGATTCTCGAACCTGGACACCGCTTTTTCAAACAGTACGAGCTTGTAATCGGCGCTCGAAAGACCATGGCCTCTCCTCTCCCGCTAACAAGCGAAATTAGCAGTGTGAGAACCGTTGAGAGTTTGCTTCGTCATATCATCGTCGGACATTGATTGCCCCTCAGCTATTGAGATCTCCCGAACCAAGCGTCAGTACAAACAGAATAGCCAAAATGACAAATGATGTTACTGGATTCTTTGATTTCTAAAACCAATACGCGAGGGCAAAAATTTTGGATCAGCGAGAACCAAAACTTGTCGCGGGTTCACCATGGGATGGGTTTTCCAGCCCAATCAAAGAAGCAGCCGTTGTGAACTTCGGTCAGACCATTAATCACCGTTATTAAATTGGTAGCGGCCTCTTCCGTCGAAACCTTTGGTTGCGTGGGATATGCCTCGGTAAAGCGCGTCTCAACCGTACCTGGATGCAAGGCCACAACGACGGACTTTTTTCGGCTTCGCGCGATCTCTATCGCAGCAGTGTGCACGACCTGATTGGCGGCCGCTTTCGCCGCCCGATAGCTGTACCAACCGCCCAATTGATTGTCGCCGATAGAACCCACACGTGCTGTAAGAACGCCAACTACGGACCTGGTATCGCAAGGCAAAAGCCTGGGAATATGTCGCAGGACCAATGCCGGACCAATTGCGTTTACTGCCATAACTTTCGCCATGTTGGCAGCGTCGATTTCGGTGAGAGACTTTTCCGGCCTCACGTTCGGTGGGGCAAGTATGCCAGTTGCGATCAGAACCGTGTCGAAAGCTCCTTCGAGGCTTTTCATGTGTTCCTGGACTTTGTGTGGATCAGTGACGTCGAAATCGTCAGTCGACCTCGAAACCTCGATCACGACAGCGCCTTGTGCCCTCAGAACCTTGGTCAAAGCCGCACCGATGCCGCCGGAAGCACCAACGACCAAAGCTCTTTTAGCCGTCATGACAGCATAACCAGTTGAGCCATCGACAGAGGGAAATTTTGCAACGGGTTTTCGCTCTCGTCCATCAAATTCCGCCAAGTCCGAATGAAAGTTTAACTGACATAGCATTCTCCATTTTGGATTGTTACGATCCGATCCCGATTACGGATCATGCAGGGCGGCCCGGTTGAAGTAAATTGAATCCCAATTAAGGCGTCACATATGAAGAGCTCTTCGGGCTGGCTTCTGCCATTGGCGCATTATGGGCGAACGTGACCTTCGTCCCGTTCAGCTTACCTCTCCCCCAAAAAAATTGTACGGCAACCGTGATCAATGACCGCTTCACACGCGGCACTGCAGCGTTGGCTGTGTGATCCAAAACCTCTAGCGGCGCGTATCATTAAGCAATGGAGGAAAACAAATGAAACTGTTCAAAGAAGAAAGCGCCGGTTGGTCGGCGATCATGAATGAAACGAAAAACCCGCTCAAGAGCTGCTCGCTACCTGTTGCCCACATGATGATGCAAATGTTGGCTTGGATGTGGAGTGCGATTTTCTCAATTTCGCTTGGTAGCTTTTTTGTTTTTGGGATCACTTCTGTCGCCCACGTGACGATTATTGCCGGGGTTTTCATTACAATGATGGTTTTTGAAAACGCCGATGCCAACCGTTGATTATGGCTGGCCGGCCACTCACGAACGCCGGCTTCGCCTTTCTGCAAATCATATGAAGGTTTCCTTGATTTCATCCCTTACCGCCACGATTACTGATTTTGGGGAAATCGTTACTCAAATACATCGCGGCCTTTGACCGCGCGTTTATATTAAAGGTTGGAAAATGTCGGTCACCCGCCGCTCCGTAATTCTGGGCTCTTTTGGACTTGCTGCATGTGCTCGTATGCCCACTTCGCCTGAAGGACCTCTCGCGCCCATCACGCTCGATACGGCCTTTTCAGGTCGAGCAATCGGGGCAGGAGTGTTTCGGGTAGACCTAACCGGTTCAGAACGCCGCTTCACCGCACGGCTCAACAGTCGCCTGCGTGGAGATCGGCTTACGATCGTTGAAGATTTCTTCTACGATGATGGTGAGGAGAACCGTCTAACATGGGTCTTTGACCGAGCAGGTCCAGGTCGCTGGAAGGGGAAACGCGAAGACACCGTGGGAGAAGCAGAAGTTATCGAGGCTGGCAACGAAATCCGACTTTCATACGTGGCTGACTTTCGTTCAGAAGGCGAAGTTATCAGACTGGGCTTCGAGGATGTAATCTATTTCAGTTCAAATGGCCGCGTTATCAACGACGCGATTGTTACAAGGCTCGGCGTTCCAGTAGGGCGCGTTCGATTCGAGATGCAGCCAATCTGACATCGCGGTACCGGTAAGCTATTCAAAAACATGCACCCCCGGTTCATTCCTTTATCCAGCGCCCAGTCCTTAGGCTCAGGACCCATTTACTGATTGAGCTTGTCGCCCTGTCATGATTCAAGAGTCCCAGTTTTTGGGGGAAATGATGAGCAATCTATATTGGCTGACGGAGGCGCAAATGCAGCGAACTGGTGCTTTGTCCACACAGCTGCCCCCCCCCCTGAATTTCGCTGCAGCCCTCATCAATGACCGCTTCTCACGCGGCATCGTAGCGATCGAGGGCTGTGTTCCAAAGCCGAATGGCGGACTTTGCAAAGGTCGCAATCTGCGCACAAGTGCCGTTGATCTACACCCCTCCTACCGCATGGCAGCGCTCCAGTTCCTCCACCAACACTTCTGCCTCGCGCCCTCCGAACAGCGGCAAGAGAACCTTGGCGATGCCGCCAGTTACCGACGCTACATCCACAATCCAGTCCCCCATGACACCCGCCTCATCCAGGACGCGGGCCTTATCACCTGGCCGGACCCGGCGGGCTTCGACTTCTTGCGCATAGAGCTGGGCAATTGTCTTTGGCAGCATCTTCATTTCTCGCATCTGCTTCTCAGGCACCGCGACCGGGCGACCGTCATGGCCAACAACGCCGATCACCTTGCCGTTGGCCCTGCTGTACAGCACATCCCAAGCGATAGAGCGCGCAACGCATACGAAGACATAGCCGGGGGCGATCTTCTTCTCGTAGGGGGCTTTTCGGCGCGGCCCGCGTGCGATCTTGCGGTATGCCTTCACTGTTGGCAGCCATGCGTCCAGCACACCATCCTCGCCAGTCAGCCACTCGCGCACCTCGAATTCGCGCTGGGGTGCGGTCTTCAGGACGTACCAGCGTGCGCCCTGCCCTGTCAGGTCGGCCAACCTGTCGCCCATCAATCCGCGAGCTTTGTTGAAGGCTACCTGTTGCCCGATTGTGTAAGTCATGCCTGCATCTAACTTTCTGACAGCAGTGCTTCGTTCCGTCAGGCCATGAACTGAATGTTCCGGCTCTAGGTTCTCCGAGCGATCATAAAACCCCATGCGCTATGCCTCTTGCTGGCCGCTGGCGCCAAAGCGGCGCGGTGTGAAACCCACCTCTTCAAGGATCCGGCTTGCCTGCTCGGCTGTTACCACTGGTTTCGTTTGGGCCTCCGGTTCCGGCTGGACCAACTGGGGACGTGGCCGCTTTTGGAGAACAATCGCGCGGATTGCGCCGGCATCCGGCTTTGCCAGTCTTCCGCGCGCTGTGCGGTTGCTTGGATCGGTTTGATAGTCGCGCCAGGCTGCTCGGATTTCGCTGTGAGAGCAGTTTTCCAGAACATCCATCCAGCCTTCGATTTCCATGGCTTGCACGGCGTCCTCTGTGTCGGCGTCTTGCCAGAACTGGCCGAGAATGGCGCGCACCCTAACCCCAATCTTGGCCCGATGTGCCTTCTGCTGCTGCGGTGATAACGCGTTGAAGCCTGTTGCCTTGCTTGGGAGATTCATTCCTGCCTCCGTTGATCATTTTTGGGGTGTTCGAGTTGCGCATCCAGTTTCGCCAAGTGGCAAGCCAGTCGAGTTTGACGCCCTTCTGCCCGGCTACGCTGTGCCAGTAGTCGCGGAACTTGTCGGCCTCTGCCCTGATGATCTGTTCGGGCCAACCTTCGCCAAGAGCCCATTGGCCCCACTCGGCTGGAAGAACCCAATCCTCAGGCAAGCGAGATCCGCGTCTTTTTGGAGAAGCTTTAGCTTCTCTTTTTACTGGTTCTGGTTCTGGTATGGTTTCGTTTGGGTTATCCGAAACAGAACCATTCGCTTTTGGTAAGCTGTTGTTTTTGAAAGATTTAGGCCTACCACCTTTGGACCCATTTACTCGGTTCTTTTCGATTTTTTCTTGCGTATTTTCCCAAGTTTCCAGCAGTTTTTTCTGGGTAATCTCGCCGTTCTGGAACGTCAGGAAGCCAGCAAGGCGCGCCTTAATCTTGCGCCACTTCCCCAGGGTCAGCCCCAGAATGCGAGCATTGTCACGGTCGTCATCTGGCACCCAGCCGTTGCGGCGCCACATCGCCCCGAGCAGGAGCATATAAGCCCCGTGCTCCTCCGTGGTCAGGTGAGTGGTGTCGGCTAAGTAGGCGTCCCAGAACATGGGCATAGAGGGCGCTTTGCTCATCGCCTCGTCTCCTTCCACTCCCGACGGGTCCGGGCCATAAACGACAACCGTCCAAGGGCCTTGGAAAGCCGGGCGCGGATATCGCTGGTTGCGGTGGACTTGGTGGCCTTGCAAGGGCACGGAGCGAGGCCGACACGCAGGTCATCGGCATCCCCACGCGGCAGGCGGATCACTACCATATCACCATCTTCGCGAACTGTTGGCGTCTCAGGCATCAGACCAGCCCCATTCCTGAGGATCGACATCCTCGAAGAGGCCTTTGCTCACCGGCTTCATCTGAGGCTTAAGCTTCACATAAGTGGCATCGGTCACACGCCCACCTCCAGACAGGTAGTGGATGGGCTTCTTGCCATCCCTCTGCCTATGACCGTGACCATCGGGCATGACATGCACGAGGGTTTCACCAGCCTTGAGGCGCGAGATTACTTCCACTTGAACCACAGGCATTATTCTTCCTCCTGAGTACGGTGATTGATCGGTATGTTGGGGATTTCAGAGGCAAAGCGTGCATGGAATTTGCTCGCCGGAAGAATGCCTGCGGTTTGACACTCAAGGCACGATGGGATCGCAAGCCTAGCAACCAAGACTTTACTAAATCCGGAATTACCCGCATCATTAGTCTCGAATTGAGATTTTCTGAGTGAGCGATTAATTGTGCCCGAGAACAAAACATTTGCTGAGAGCTTAAAGAAGCTCAATTTTGACATTGCGGAGTTAGTCGCCGAGCGCCACGCAGTCGCTATCGCAGACCTACACAAATTGCTCATCGACGCACTGGTTTCGAACGGTACACTTATGGCGTCCGACAGGGCCTCTTTCATCGAATCCTTGAAGGAAACTGCGCTATCCATTTCGGCCCCCGAACAACAAGGGTTCGCGGATGCCTACAATCTCTTGGTTCAGCGCCTGGAGAAATCGTACTCGACGGAATAGGCTCATTCCCCACCCTCCCCTTGCAACCGGATTTCAGCGCTCTTCCTAGCGCGCTGGAGGACCTCGATAGCCTCACCAATCTCAGTCGCCGCTTTGGCCCAGTCGTCCCCACAGGCGGACTGCTGAGCGGCAAGGATGGCGCTTACAGCCTCCCCGCTCTCTTTGGATATGGCTCCTGCTTGAGCGAGGATTGAACCTCGGGCGGTATCCTCGTCAGGGTTCAAACGACGTGCGAGAGCGCGGGTGACAGGATGGCGACCGGCCGCATCCTCTAGCGCAGCAATCTCATCCGCCGGCCAACCACAATGGCCAGCCAACCTCTTGGATAAGGTCCCCTTCCCTACAGGTGTTCCTGTGCGGGCGTGGATTGTCTCAGCAGCTGCATCCAGACAGCCGAAGCTGCCGTCTATCAGCGCCGCCATCTGGGCGTTTATCAGTGCTCGGAGGTTTGCCATGTGAAACTTTGTTTCTTTGCTCGATTGTCATTGCACGCCCATATGTTGGGTATGGAAGCGATGGATCAAATTGCGGGATTAAGCGGCGGTGTCGCGCGGCGGGATGAAGTCTCCAGGCTCCAGCTCAACGCCCTGCTCCTCGGCCAACTTCAAAAGTCGGGGAACATGCCTGTAAGGGATAAGCCCATTGGTTCCCCCCCGCTCGCGTGCAGCTTGCCACATCGAAACGCGCGTGCGGTGAACTCCCACCGCTTCCGCTATTGCGGTAGGGCCGCCCAGTGCGGCGATAATAGTGCTTGCAGGTTCCATATCACAAAGGTAGCGAATTTCGCTACACCCAGCAAGTTGAATTGTAGCGAATTTGGTTACAGATGCATTTAGCCACGCCAGATATGCTATGGGGTAACATGACACAGCACCTCCCCATATCAACTCCGCTTAGTGATTGGCTGATCCAAGCTCTAGCCTCTACTGGCATGTCTCAAGCGAAACTCGCGGAAGAGATGGACGCACTCGTTGTACGGAAAATAGACCGCTCCATTGTCAACAAAATGACGTTGGGAAAGCGCAATATTTCCGCTGAGGAAATGTTAGTAATAGCTGATATTACGGGCTTTCCTCTTCCTTCAGACGTTCAGGTTTCGCCCACCGTTTCCATTGCTGGTCGGGTTGGCGCAGGTGCAAAGGTTCCGCTTTTTGACACATACGAAAAAGGTGACGGCCCGCAGGTCGAATGTCCACCTGGCCTAACCCCACACGGCGTCGTCGCTGTTGAGGTTGAAGGCGACAGCATGGAGCCCATCTATTCCGCCGGGGATCTTCTGTTCTATACGCGCGATAGCCACGAAGGCGTGCCAGACGAAGCCATCGGGTACAAGTGCGTCTGTGAAGATGCTGAAGGCATGGGGTGGGTAAAGCAAATCAAACCGGGAGATGAACCGGGAGTTTTCCACCTGATTTCGCTCAACCCAGGCGCTACAAACCTATGGAATGTTCGACTCAAATGGGCCGCGCGAGTGCGCCTGCACTGGCCTGTCGAACTGGTGAAACGGACCTAGTTCCAAAACGGCGCTCAGAACAGCCATTATCATAAATGTGCCAACTGAAGGCCAAAGGTCGTCCAATTGGCGGGCCTTGCTGCCGTTCGCTGCAGGCGCGACTTGGCGACATTGAAGGACTGCTTCGCGCAGAAAGCGGGCTTTGCAAACTCTTGTAGCTGCCCCCAAAGCCGACCTTGGTGCCAAACGCGGCGATTGGAGGATTGGATCCCTTTACTGCTCAACTACTAATTTGCAGGAGCAGTCGGTTGCTTGCGACCGGAATCGTACAACCACCTATTGCTCACTAGGCCTGTGCGGAAACTGTACGGTTGCAGCCGGAGAAAACTTCGATTGAAATGGCTCCAACAAAGTGTTCTGTCAATCGGCAAAGGTCAGCACAAAATCCTTTAGCCTCTTCAGATCCCTGACAACTACTTTTCCATAAGACGTTTCTATTGCTCCGTATTTCTTCAGCTCCCGAAATGCCCGCTGTACAGTCGGCACGGACACGCCAACCGCTGTAGCAAACTCAAATTGCGATATGTTCATCGGAGCAGAAAGGTCCGTTCCCTCAAACTCTGTCATGCGAACAAGGCGGCGCGCGACTAACTCTAACCCATCGCTTGTTACAAGGTCTGTTACAGTCTCCTGAATATGCTGTCTTAAAGCATATTCATGGGAAATAATCTCTCTGTATCTCTTTGGGTCAGCATCCAGAAAATCCAACAAGGCCGACCTTGGAAGCATCATGGCCAACGACCTTGTAGCCGAGGTTGCAGTGCCGAAGGCGGGAACGTCAGCAATGGTGTCCGCCAAGCCATACCACCTGCCTGGGGCGGTAAAAGGGTAGACAAGTGTCTCGTTTTTTGCGGCGGTCAGATGAACGTCGATTTGCCCTTCGATCAGTCCAAAAACCTGCGTTGTTGCTTTGCCTTGCTGGTACAACACGTCTCCGGCCTCCAGCACAGTCAATGTGCCTATCGCAAGCAGCCCGTCCTGAAAATCCCTGCCGCAACCCGACAGCCATCCGACATTGCAAAGCGTGGCTTTATGCGCCGACGGTAATTCCGTTTCGACACTCCACATATCAAAGCCCTCTATGTTCCCGTCCAGAGACAGAAACTATTTACATTCAATTTGATCACGGGAGCAAGTCTTGGAACCCCAAACTCTGTAACCTTCTCTGATATAAGATTGTTTTGAATTTTTTTCGCGAATGAGCAGGCAACCGGCACTTCTGCACTATCCGGAAAATTGTTGCCTACCGCAGAAACTAAGGAGAAGTTTTATGACTACCAGACGAGACGTATTGAAAGCGATCCCAAGCGTGGGCACGGCCTTTGCCGTTTCCGGGACAGTACTGTTGGACGACGCCGTGGCACACGCACAGGAGGCGGCCCCTCTGGACGGCCATTTCCACCCCAAAGGCAAGGCACCATCCCAATTCACACTTGATAGGCTTGCCAAAGCGCGGCAATCACTGCCGTTCTCCGACACCCAGGATTTTGATGAACAAAAGCGCGGCCTAATCGCCGAGATGCCCGACAAGAAGATCATGGCCGATGCAGGGCATGTCGCCTGGGACAAGGAACGGTTTGAGTTTCTGAACAGCGACGAAGATTTCGACTCTATCCATCCGTCGATGCAGCGAATTTCCCGACTGAACCAAAACTATGGGCTTTATGAAGTGGTGCCTGGCATCTATCAGGTACGCGGATTCGACCTGTCAGATATCTCCTTTGTGCGCGGTAAGACCGGCTGGATCGTCATCGACCCGCTCGTCAGCGCAGAGCCCGCCCGCGCCGCGCTGGAGCTGTTCCAGGAACATGTCGGCGAAGGCCTGCCAGTCACGGCCGTCATCTATTCGCACTCGCACGGCGACCATTGGGGTGGTGTGCGCGGCGTTGTAGATGAAGAAGACGTGCGCGCCGGAAAAGTAGAGATCATCGCGCCGCGCGACTTCATGGAGCACACCATCTCTGAGAACGTTTATGCCGGCAATGCAATGAACCGGCGGCTGTTCTACCAATATGGCCTGCTACTGCCGGCCAGCCCGCATGGCTATGCAGGCCAGGGTCTGGGTCAGGGCGTGTCCGCGGGCGCAGTCGGCCTCATCGCGCCGACCCGGATCATCGAAAACGACATCGAAGAGATCGAAGTCGACGGCGTACGGATGGTGTTCCAGAATACCCCGGGCACCGAGGCCCCGTCGAACATGAACACCTGGATCCCGGATATGAAAGCGCTGTGGATGGCCGAAAACGTCACCGCCACGCTGCACAATGTCTATACACTGCGGGGCGCGCCGGTGCGCAACCCGCTGCGCTGGTCGAAATACATCGCCCGTGCCATGCACCTGTTTGCCAAGGATGCCGAGGTGATGTTCTATTCGCATCACTGGCCGCGCTGGGGCAACGACCGGATCATGCAGATCATGAGGGACCAGCGCGATCTCTATGCTCATATGAACAACCAGGTTCTGCATTTTGTGAACCGGGGCGTGACAATCAACCAAATCCACAACGTCTATTCTCTGCCGCAAAGCTTGCAGGACAAATGGCATTGCCGCGGCTATCACGGCTCGCCCGAGCACAACAGCCGCGGGGTTGTGCAGCGCTATATCGGTTTCTGGGACTGCAACCCCGCCACGCTGATCCCGCATTCACCGGAAGACAGCGCGCCGCTCTATGTCGAGATGATGGGGGGTTCGGACAAAATTATGGCCAAAGGCCGGGAGTTGCACGACAGCGGCGAGTACATGCTGTCGAGCGAAATCATGAACAAGCTGGTGCAGGCGGAACCCTCTAATCAAGCTGCCAAAGATCTGCTAGCCGATGTTTTCGAGCAGCTGGGCTATCAGCAGGAGAACCCCGGGCTCAGGAACTCCTTCCTGTCCGGCGCCTTTGAATTGCGTTCGGGCATTCCGGAAGGTGACACTCCCGACACAAGCAGCCCTGATGTGGTGCGCGCGATGTCAACTGAGCTGTTCCTGAACTTCCTCGGTATCAAGATGGACAGTCGCAAGGTCGAGGGGCACAGTTTTGTCGTCAATCTGGTTACGCCGGACAATGGTCAAAAATTCATTGTAGAATTGGAAAACGCCACGCTGACCAATCTGGAAGGCTATTCCGCCGAGAACCCGGATCTGACGCTCACAATCAACCGCACAGATCTGGAAAAGACGATTGCCGGAGAGAAGACACTGGATGCTCAGCTGGCCGATGGAACAGCTCAATTTGAAGGGGACCTGACTGTTCTCAAAGTTCTCGCCGACGCGATGACGGATTTCGACCCGTTCTTTGAAGTTATGCCTGGCACGCGGGCCGAAGCCTCTGTGCAAGCCAAATCAGATGCCTTTGAAGCCGTAACGGGGCGCCCTGTAATTGAGTAGAAAGAAGACGCGCCAGAAGGCTTTGGCGCGCCACCTCTGCCGACCGCAAATAACCGACTGCGACCTTCCAAGGGTGCCGCCGTTCTTCCTGTAATGCAGAAACTCGTTTTGGCAGATCGGGTGGTCGAACTTGAGTGCGATTGACGTGAGTTCCTGCAAAGATTGCTGACAGTAACCAGCCACTCTAACCTTGGCGACTTTGAATCGGCTTATAGAGCAAATACCGGGTTTGGACATACAGGTAGACGCGGCGGGCCGACTAGTATGACTTTGCAAAGCCCGCTTCGTGCGCAAGGCGAGTTCAAACTGACGTCTCGGCTGCACCCTTAGCACTGGGTCGCATTTTTTGCCTACTTGTCGCGGCACCGTGCCTTGTTGAATGTCTGCTTTTGCCTCCAGCGTGTTTTTGTACTGTGACGGCTTCGGGCTGAGAGTGGTCTACCTGTACCCCAATAAAAGGATCCAGGCGCCAAGGTCTGCAAAGGTTGTTTTCAACCTGAACTGTTCAACTAATCCCGTCAATTTTGCTATGCAAGTTCCGATGCCAGTCCAACGCCTGATCACTGGGGCGATCAATAGCAGATTGAGGAAGCTTGATTGGCTGCCCGCACAGAGAGGCATATTCGGTGCCGTGTAGTTTTGCGGATACCTCAATTTTGTGCGCTGGCGTCACGGTGATCATCCCAAGGTCGAATAGTGTGTGGATGTCGGCACGAAGAAGCAAACCGTTGGAAATACCGTTGGTGTAGGTCCCACGGTAGGGGTGAATGTGGGCTGCCTCGAGAAGTGGTTCGATAGTGCATCCAGTAACTGCGCATCGCCCCCCATACGCTCGGACTAGGCCTCGCCGAAAAGATTGTTGCCCCTGGCGACGTTTGACCTTGGCCCAAACTTGTTTGCGCCCATCCTCAATCGAACTGGGATCGAACTTGTCTTCTGGAGCTTCAACTTCCTCGTGTGTGTTCACACGTTGCAGTACGAAGTCTGTCGGGCTTTCCCCGCTGTGGCTTAGGTACCTAAACTGACCTTCAAAAAGGAAGCCGGCTCCTGGATGGCTACGTTTGCTGTCACGGTAGAAAACTAGCAGCTCGTCTCCAGCTGCCTCATGGTCAATGATCGCAGAGTCCGTGCGGCCTTTAGTTTGCCCCTGCCAAAAAAGAAGATCGCCGTTAAAGTGATCTTTGTATTGCGTCCGATCCTTCTGTTTGTCGCGTGTTATGAACAGCCATATCGAATTGCTGGCTTGAGGACGGAACACGCCAGTATTGATTGTTGCATCCTTTATCTCGAACATCTCACGCAGCAGATCTCGCGTAAAAACCTTTCCGATCTCGAACTGCGGTGAAGTCCAATCTGAAACCATGTAGCCAAGTTTACTCATCTTGCTGATAACCGGAGTACCACCAGAAAAGTCGTCGAAGTGTAGCGCCTCTTCCCGACCGTGCTGATGGCCATAAGCAGCGGCGGCAATCGGTTTACTGTCGTAACCGATGCCATCTTGGATCACAAAATATCGGCGTGAACCTTTGAATCCATACCTGTCGAGAAACGCACTCCGACCAAGCTCACGAAACTCTTCGAGAGAGTCTTGGACTGCCTTCGCGCTTGTCAAATTACTTAGGTGGTTGCCCGTGGCCATGTTCTTCTTTCTGTTTCCAAGGTGCATTAAAAACAATAGGAGCTGGCTTGTTTTCATTACAGGCAGCCGAAGGGGCGGCGCTTAGTCACTTATTAGACTATCCAGACTGCTTGTCGAAATCATTGTAAATCAATCACTTTCATTGGCAACTGACCAGACCGCCGCAGCGCCGAATTTACTGTTTAGTGGTTGCCTGTCGTAGGTCTGCTTTGGGCTGAAATAGACACTACAGGAGTGGGGCGGCCCCGGTTCCTGCCAATCTGCCTAGGTGACCGGCGTCTACCAGTGGCAGAGGGTATTCCCCCGTTTTTCGTGAGGTCCTGCTTCGGAAGCGTCACAACACTATCCAAAAAGCAACTGAAGCAAGACTGCTTGTGCAACATCCATAGTCGGAAGTGCCAAAAGACAGTACCCTACAATGCCAGAAACTACAGACGAGATCCGGGCAAGCCGATAGGTATGCATCATACCGCTCCAGTACTCTCTTGCTAGAAAGCTAATGTAGTCACCATGCGTAGAGAACATCCGGTCCCTTGCGTCAAACCTATATCCTGAAACTAGGGCTTTCCGCGACCGTGGACTACCTAAGACCACCCAAAAGGCTTCCGTTCGTTCAGTCCAACTTTCAGAATACACTTCCGCTTCGATCTCGGCCAATTCGACAACACTGTACCTCTGCTTAACTAGGTTGGAAAAATCCAGATCGTTGTTTGATGATTCTAGCTCGTTGGGGCGGAAAATTCGGTAAATTGCGTATGAGAACAGCACCAAAAGACTTCCAAAGAACACGAACCGAAGCTTTGCTAGACCTCCTAGAACAAAAGGTGAGGCGTCGCCTTCACCCACTCCAGCCAATGTATTGAAAGATGCGATGCCCGCTATTTCATCGTTGAATAGTATCAAGTAACCGACAATTGGGATGAGCGAAACAACACGCGTGAAATCGTTGTTCGCGATACTCCTCACGTTTTCCCAACGTAGAACTTTCCAATCCAGGTTTGTTATTTCCAAAACGAGCATCTCCATCCAGCCCTGGGCACTCTACACTGCCGATTTCGGACTTCCATCGAAATGAGAGGCCATTTTGTAGAGTGATCATGACCGCTTTGGGCTGGAAACTGACCAAAATTGGGTAAGTTTTCTGGCTATAAATAGAAAAACCCCGCACCAAGAACGGCGCGGAGTTTTCAGAGTGACCAGGGCAGCGGGCCACTCACAAGCCCTCCCCCTTCCTGGTCTGCCTAAATAAGGCAGCACTTTGATAATCGGGCATCAGGGCATCAATGTGCCAACTACGGGGCGAATTCTTGCAGCAACTGCTGGCTTTCGCACTGGTGACGCCAATGCGATACAAAGCCCTATTCCAGCCCATATAGTCCCACTTGGCTTCTAAAGCCTCACTTTACCAACCCTATGCGCGATCTGGTGCGGAAACATCGAGGTCCATCCATCACCCTTTGTTGTGGGTGGGTTTTTCTTTGCCTTGAGAGGAGTTGAGTTACCCGAAGTGTCGATTCATAAGACGTCTGAGAAATTTGTAGCGATTATTACTACAAATTCGATTGCCATACGTAGCGTTTATCGCTACATTGTTATTGTACCAACCGGGAGACGGACGATGAACGGCACATCCTTCAAAGAAATCGAGATCACTAACCGCGATGGTGAAACCTTCGAAGGTTCTGCTGAACTAGTATGGACCGCTCGTTTGGAGGAAGCAGATCGTGCCATCGGTGAAGGTGGCGGCTGGGAAGCCCACGTTGGCTTCGCATTCGCTTACGTTGACGGCCACCTCTACACCCGCCACGAACTGCGCCACCGCTTTGGCCGCGATGAGGTCAATCGCCTTGAGGCGTATTTCGAAGAGGATGCCCTGCCCGCTGAATTGGATGAATACGAGACCGTCCATGACGACGACGGCGCTGCATTCAACGCTGCCGCCATCCTCCGGGCTGCTGAGCCCTTCTTTGCAATTGCAGCGGAGTAATCGGCATGTTTCCGCACTCAGATCCACACAAGCAAATGGGGCAGTTGATTGCCCGCACTCGCGCTATTAGTTCTTTACCTAGTAGTGCCGCTGGTTGTGATGTCCCCTCAACTGGTAGCATTCCGGCGGGAGGCAGCAAATCCACCACTCACGGCACGATTGCTTCCTCCCGCCGTCCCCCTCATCCATTAGGCCAGATGGCCCCGCTGTGGGCTGACTACCACGCGCGCCTGTCACGCAGCTGGGCAAAGCCTGCCCGTTGGCCAGCTGCGCTTATAGGTACGCTTCTGGCTACTCTCCTGCTGGCTGGCCTTACAGCCTCTGCAGGCAGAGCCATCGAGCTCGCCGCCTACTATTCCGTAAATCACTGAACCTCCCTGAGAGGCGCACTCCGTCCGCGCCTCTAACTGCCCCGGCGGCCACTCGGAGTCCGTCTTCTTGAGCCGCCGGGCCTTTTCACTGGAGAACGCAATGACCGAACTCGCTGAATACAACCAACCTGAGCCAGAGGGCCTCCTTCCTGCCGATCCGATGGTTTCCATGATTGAGCGGGTCGCAATGGACCCGAATTCTGATCTCGCCAAACTGGAGCGGATGCTGGAACTGAAAGAACGCCACGACGCCCAAAGCGCCAAGGCAGCATTTGCTGAGGCATTCTCGCGCGCGTCTGCGGATTTCCCAACGATCCCGCTCCGTGGTCAAGGGCACAACGGCAAGCCTTACGCCACCTTGGAAGACATCACCAAGTTCACCCGCCCGGTTCTATCTCAGCATGGTCTCGCGATGACTTTCGCCATCGAAGTGAAGGAGCAGGTCGTTGTCACCGCAAAGCTGATGCACAAGGCCGGTCACTGTGAGGAGACCAGCATGTCCCTGCCCCGCGACACCAGCGGCAGCAAGAACGCTGTTCAGGCCGTGGGCTCCACTCAGAAGTATGGCCAGCGCTATACCGCACAAGCAATCCTTGGCCTCTCTCTGGGTGAAGATGATGAGGACGATGGCCGTGGCTCCGGTGCTGCTGCGCCAGGCGTCCGCCGCAATGGCTGGGCGGACACAGTAGTCGCAGACCTTCCTGCGAACTCGACACCGCGTGACAAGGCAGAGGCGATCACCAACGCGCTCTGCGCTCAATGGGGCCGCAAATCCAGCGCTCGCCAACTGTTCAACGAATGGGACCGGCGCGCGAACCTCATCGAAGGCGACCGCGCGCTCCAAGGCGCTCATCCCGACCTCTACAACAAAGTGGTCGACGCCTACGAAAATCGAATTCTTGAGATCAAGGGGGAAATCTAATGTCCCAAACCGATCTGAACTCCGCAGTGGATGAATACCTCAACCGCGAGGACGCAGCTAACGCTCGACCCGAAGGCGCTGACCATGCCGAGTTGCTGGAAACCGTTGCGCACGAGCACGGCCTAACCACGGCGCGCCTGACGCGCGCGGTTCTCGATCACACGCCGAGGCCTGTGTGATGGCTGGGCAAACCGTCATTCTCGCAGGGCAGAGCCAACGTCGCTTTGCGCACGATCTGGTAGAGCGCGCGCCGCTTGGCGCGGTCCTGAACATCCGCGAAGCCAAGAGAACCGTAGATCAAAACGCGAAAATGTGGGCGCTTCTCTCGGATATCTCGCGCGCTGCGCCGGAGAATAGGCATTGGACCACAGACACTTGGAAGGCAGCATTCATGCATTTCCTCGGTCACGAGATCCTTTGGCAGCCCGGTTTGAATGACGCACCGTTTCCCGCGGGCTTTCGTACCAGCCGTCTCAACAAGCAGCAGATGGCAGACCTGATCACATGCATCCAAGAATACGGAGACAGACACGGCGTCCGCTGGAGCGACGAAGGGACAGCAGCATGACCCGCCGCCGCTCTTGGACCGCTCGCCGACGCCTAGCTCTCTTCGAAGCCCACAAGGGAACCTGCCACATCTGCGGCCAGCAGATCGACGGAACCCGCGAGGTTTGGGAGGTCGAACATATCATCCCAATCGCCATGGGCGGGGAAGACGACGAGGCCAACGCCGCCCCGGCTCACCAGCTCTGCCACAAGTCGAAGACTAAGGCGGACGTCAGCCAGATAGCCAAGGCGAACCGTGTCCGGGCAAAGCACAACGGCGCCAGCGCACCCAGTAAATGCGCCCTGCCGGCAAGCCGAAAGTCAAAATGGAAGAAGAAGTTAGACGGCACAGTTGAATTGAGGAGTGACGCATGAAGCCGCTAAAGATTCTCATTGGATGTGAAACCAGCGGCATTGCCCGGCGTGCGTTCTTGGATCGCGGCCACGACGTTTGGTCTTGCGATATTGAGGCTGCTGAGGATGGCTCGAACCGTCACATTCGCTGCGATATTCGCGGCGGCATCCTGCAGGAGGGTTGGGATCTGCTCGCGGTTATGCACCCGCCTTGCACCCGCCTCTGCCGTTCCGGCCGCCGCTGGATGAGCGGTCCAGGCAAGTGGACACAGCCAAAGCAATTACCCAAGGGCCGCACATTGGAGAGCATGCGCGATGAGTTCGAGATGGGCGTGGATATCTTCACCACTTGCTGGAACGCGCCAATTGAACAGGTTGCCATCGAGAACCCCGAGATGAACGATCTTGCCCGCGACCGTATGCCGGCGGATCTGCCCAAGCCGCACATCGTCCAGCCGTTCTATTTCGGTGAGCGCGCCTACAAGGGCACCGGCTGGTATCTGCGCGGCTTGCCCCAGCTGGTCGAAACCAACCGCCTGCCCGAGCCTCCGCGCGGATCCGATGAATGGAAGAATTGGAGCCGCATTCACCGGATGTCACCCGGCGCCGAACGCGCGCGCCTGCGCAGCCGATCCTTCCCAGGAATGATGGGTGCTGCGGCCGACCAATGGGGCGGCTGGGCTATAGAGCAGGAGCAAGCAGCATGACCGGCATTCTGATTGGAGCGGCTTGCTTCGCAGGCAGCACAGGTTTCGAAAGAGAGAGTGAATAAATGGCCGCTACAGGATTCACAGAAGCCCAGGTAAAGCGCGCAATTAAAGGCGCTCAAGCTGCAGGCCTCCCCATTGGCGCAGTCGAAATTACAAAATCCGGGGCGATCAAGATTATCGCCCAAATTGACAATGCACCGAAGCCACGCGACCTTTCAGGCCCTGAAAGTTGGGATGATTGAAGATGAACATTAAGCTGAAATACGTTTGCAAAGAACGGCTTCCCAGCGGTAATTTCCGGTATAGGTTCCAACGCCAAGGGGTCAAAAAGGTCATTCATGGGGAACCCGGCTCCGCTGAATTCATGGCCAACTATGAAGCGATCCGAGACGGCATCCCCAAGAGCAGCGCAGGACCGGCGGTCAAGGGATCGATCACCTGGCTGACGGGTCTCTTTCTCCGAGATGTAGAAAAACGCGTGCAGGCTGGTCTCATCAGCCCGTTGACGCTCAAAGGGCACCGCCACCATCTTGGTCATCTGGTAGACGCTTACGGCAAGAAGAATGCCTATATCCCACGCGGGAAACTGGTTCAGTTTTTGGATCAATTCTCAGCGACACCTGGTGCCCGAGACAACCGCAGAAAGTCCATTGCCGCAATGTACGAATGGGCGCTGGATAGGGAACATCTGGATCCATTGAAATACCAGAACCCGGCGAAGACAATCAAACGGATCAACAAGGGCAGTAAGGGATTTTATACCTGCACGATTGACGACGTGCGGGCGTATATGAAGCACCACGCCCCGGGCACAATGGCCCGCAGAGTAATGATTGTGGAGATTTGCACCGCTGCGCGCCGGGAAGATCTTCGGCTATTGGGACCATTCAATGAGTTCAGGCTAGACGGACGCCCTTGGCTTAGATGGACGCAATCAAAGAAGCCTCATCGGCAGGTCGAAATCCCTCTGTTGCCTATGCTCCAGGAAGAAACCGCCGATGTGAGGGATGGAACCTACATTCACACAATGGGCGGCACCGCCTTCACCCACGGCTCTCTCGGTAATTATGTCCGCGGCTGGTTTAACGAGGCTGGCGTCAAAGGTTCACTGCATGGAGTTCGAAAGGGGCTGTCTTCGATCCTACCCCACCTCGGTGCCACCAGCTACGAGATCGACGTTCTCTTGGGCCACGAAATGGGCAGTGATGAAAGCAAGGTCTACGTCGCAGAAGCAGAGCGCAAAGGGCTTGCACAAAGCCTTGGGGAAAAGATGAAACAGGTCAAATGGTGAACAGAAACTACCCCACGCCAGATTTTTAATTACCCCACGCGCAATTTAAATTCATCAAATCAATTAGTTAACATTGCCATGCAAGTCCTGCCGGGCCTACCAAACCTCCGCCGCACCTGATTTTTCAAAACTAATAGCCGCTGCACCGCGCCTCGCGCACAACCAGATCACGGACGAATTAATCCGCGGATACTGGCCTTTTCGGCGTGCGAACACTCCCACGGATCGCGCTGCCATTTTGCGCGCAATGCACCGCAGAATCAG